TTTTTTTATATACTTTCTGTCATTTATTTTTTTTAAAAAAAAAAAATGGGGTTGTTTTAAAATTGATTTTGTCATATTTTTATTATTATGGTATATTAAAAAATTTTATGTGAAAAAAAAAAAAAAATATTTTTTAAAAAAAATTAATTTTATGAATCATCTATCTAGACTGGGAAAACCAGTCTCTGATAAAAAGGGTAAAAAAATTTTAAGTAAAATCATCCATACAAAAAAAGCAAGATATTTGATCCGAAAAAGTAAATATATAGCAATATATTTAAATGGAAATGAAAATTATAGAACAACACATTGTCATTTGGTCCCAAAAATATTGACTTCAAGCATAAACAACACATTCATTTTAAATTGTGTAAATTTAAAAATAAAAAAATTGACCATTAAAGAATTATTATCATTACAAGGTTATGAACATGTAAATATAGATCATAGATTAAAATGGAATGATACAATAGGAAATATTATTCCAAAACCTATCTTTAAAAAAATAATTGATCAATATCAATCCAAAAAAACATTTATTAGAAACACCAAAGTTGGGATAATAGGTGCTGTTGGAATTGAAGGACTAGCATTAAAAAATGTTCTATATTGTTTTTCGGTGAATAGCAGTAATAACACAAAAAATATCCAGGAAAATAATGAGCCCCCAATAAAAATTTTAACAATAAATCAACTGGAGAATGCTTCTGAAGTTGATATTCTTTTCATTAAACCAAAATGTAATAGTTACATATCTTCGATAGGAAAAAATTGTAGCAAGATAAAACAAATGAGCGACAAGAAAAATTCTGAAAATTCAATTGAGAAAACAGTAAATTATATTCTTAAAAAAAAACCAAAAGAAGTTCGCTTGGAAATATCAATTCCATATACTCAAAAAAAATTTGGTAAAAAAGCAAGATATTATAGAAAATTGTTCAAAATAATTGAAGGAAAATATCATTTATCTTGGAAAAAATACAATCTTTTCGATGATTTTAGAATTATACACAACAGAAGTTCAATATTGTTAAACTATAGAATTAAGAACTGAGATACTATTATATATGGCCTATTACGCTATATAGGATTTTAACCCACACAATAATATTCTTCTTTTAAAGTTTTAATACAACTTTTAAATGAATGTGTTTGACCAAATTTTTTTAAATAATTTTTTATAAAAATGATTTGATTTTCAATTGAGTCTTCACTTTTTTCCTCTGGAGGATCACCCTCATCACTAATTTTTTTCTTTTCCATAAATTTATCTGTTTCACTTTTTTCCTCTGGAGGATCACCCTCATCACTAATTTTTTTCTTTTCTATAAATTTATCTGTTTCACTTTTTTCCTCTGGAGGATCACCCTCATCACTAATTTTTTTCTTTTCTCTAAATTTATCTGTTTCACTTTTTTCCTCTGGAGGATCGTCCTCATCTTTACTGAATTTTTTTTTTTCTTTATCTCTAATACGGGAATAATCGCTGCTACCACTAATTATTGGATCAAAGTGATAATTATCAGTGTTCCATATTAACAAAGGGGACTTCATCCCACCCTTGTTGTATGTTTCACTATCCATTAATTCTGTATCTTTTTTCACGAAATAAATTTTTTGTTTTGGGTCTTTTTTAAAGGCAATTAAAATACCTTCTATTATTTTTTGATCATTAGTTAAATAATCCCCATTATTTTCGATGAGTCCTTTCATGATAAGTTCATTTCTGACCATTTCATTTTCAGTATATCTATCTTTTTCATTTTTCTTGGGATTAAGCAATTGATTTATTGAATCTATAAGACAATTATTATTTTTCCCACTTGCACTACCTCTGTTTCCTTCTATGCTAAATTTTTCATATTTCGTCCCTGACTTTTTGGTGCTGGACCTTGACTTTTTGGTGCTGGACCTTGACTTTTTAGCATTTAACTTTTCAGTGTTGGAACCCGATTTTTTAGCATCGGACTTTTCAGCGCCATATTTTTTGTCTTGATATTCCTTGTGATCTTGTTGATTTCTCCAAGAATGATAACCATCAAATTTAGTGTTTACAACCTGTTTTCGTGATTGTGATATGATATAGTCCAATAACCAAGGCAATTTTTCTAAATTTTTCGTGGGAAGTGAATATTCCATGATTAGTTTTTTTGAGTTACTATCACATTTAACAATAGTTTTAAATCGAGAAAATTTATCTCCAGGAAGTCCTTTTGTTGGAAAATTGCCCATTACAATATTGTTAAAGCTCATTTCTGTTGTTGCAAAAACTCTTGGTATCCCATTTATACCCATCCTTTTTCCGTATTTTTCCAAACCTCTAAACTTACTTGGAATTAACAAGTGAGTAATATCCCATATGTATTTTGGTTTCATGGTTTTGAGTTCAACTTTATCTTTTTCACTTAAATTTTTTCTTGTTTTGTAAGAACCTCCCTTTTCATGTCCTGGGAAAAATTTATATCTATCAACTTTACCATTCAAGGTGCATGTGACAAAAAATTTAATTTCATCATTTGTGAAAACCTCGATTAGACCTTTCTTGATTCTATTTTGTAAAATATCCTTGTCTATTTTACTTTCAAAAATTTGAACAAGATCATAATATTGTGGATATATTTTTTGTACCATTTCTTTTGAATTATAAGTATAAAAATAATATATTCTTTCTAATTTATCATCACTAATTATTTTTCCATGGAATCTTTCACCAATTTTATGATAAATTTTCAAAGCAAAATTTTCTTCTATACTTCCATCATTATTAAATTGTCTTGATATTTTGGGTTTATTTTGGTTGAAACTTAGAGTAGTATAGCACCATTTTTGTTCAATATTCGGATTTTTTTTTTTAAGTTCTTTCATCATTTTGTTGAACTCATAATCATGGCTCATATCAACTTCTTTTCTTTCAAAATAAAACCCACCATTTTTTATTATTGAATCATATTTGTAGATTGTTGGGAAATTCCAAACAATTTCGATCCACTTTCCTTCTTTGAAAGATATAATCCTCAATACTCCATAAAAATACATCGCCGCTCCTTTCACTCCATAATTAAATTCTCCTATGAGTGTTTGAGCTCTTGACTTTTTTTTAAACAAAGTAAAATTGCTTATTATTTCTTTGTCAGAATAATTTGTCCACCCTACACTATCAGATAATATTTTAATTTCTTCTTCGCCCAGAGAATAGATCATATTTATGGCTTCATAGTCAACTTCATTATCAAACATATCCAAAATTGAAGTAATTCTCGTCGATGCGGCCCTTTTTGAAAAAGCTTCGTATATACTTTTAGGAGTAGAACGCATGGCACATTCCATCTCAAGTTGCTCTTTTTCTCGTTTGAGTTGTTCTTTTTCTCGTTTAAGTTGTTCTTTTTCTTGTTTAAGTTGTTCTTTTTCTCGTTTAAGTTTCTCATGAATTATTATTGGATCATCAGACATGTTAGTGAGTGTTATTTCTAACAAACCCAGACTTTTCTAAAATCAAATTTTTTCAAAAAAAATTTTTTGTCTTGTTAGTGTGGCTGATATTTCCGATCGATTGGATAGAATGTTGATATCCCAGTTGTTTTCTATTTTTTTAATGGACTGAACAAATTTGTGTTGTGATTTAAGTTATTGTTTTGGTTCATAACTATAACAAGAAGCCAAATAAATATTAGATTTGGCAAATGTGAATTAAAAACCTTGATATGAATATATCACAGTCTATCAAAGGATCACCTGATAAAAAATCATCATAAATCATCATTTTAGTTACAGTTTCATGTCGAATTAAATTTTATTCTTGGTCATTGAATGTTTCCATAATGAATTTTGGTTCTAGGATTTCACCTTCATCTATCTGTCCTAATTTTCTTAGCACACTATAAAATTGTTCCATGATTTCTTTATTTTTAGTTTTGGCAATTTCGTTTTTGAATTCGCCAAATGTCATACTATTACAAAAGCTAATAATCATCAGGAAAATTTTTTCGTACTCATCAGAAGTATTTTCTTTTTCAACACTCAACTTGTTAAATCCCTCTTCTTCGAGCCAACAATTGATATCATCTATGTCCAGATAATCACATTTTGCCAATTGTTTTATTTTTTCTTCAGCCTTTTCAGTTAGTTTAATTCCCAACCCAACAACAGGATATATGTAACTTTCCCCTGGCATTTTTGAGTTGTGTTACTCAACTATTTTTTTACAAAATCAAATTTTTGATCCAACAAACATTTTGGGGCTATCTGGTGTCTCGCAAATTTGATTTCGTCAAAAAAATTTGTCAAACTTCAACCAAAAAAATATTGGGTTATTACATAAATAAAATTATTGATCCTTTTAGTGGAAAACAATTTTCCATTCATGAAAAAAATGGAAAAAATCTATTGAAAAAATATATAAAAATATTTAATGGTGGTGTTAAATCCACTCACTCAGATGAAGGGGTTGGCGGTGACAGTAGCAGTGAAGAAGAATTTAGTTATCATGGGAAATCGATTACTCTTATTTCTAACAGTGGAAATGAAATAATTGTGGATGGTGGTTTTGTTGACTATTCTGGATTAATCCAACAACAAATTGACAAGAGTGGAATTGTGAAACTGGTTCAATCCACAAGAGATATCAAATTAGTTGTATCATTTTATTTGGGTAAAAATAAATTGAAAATTCAAAATGTGGCTAAAATATTGTTGCTATCCGAATATTTCGATATTGATTCTCTGACAAACAATTGTTTTGATTTTCTACGATTAGTTCTGGACAAAAAATCTACAGAAGAAATTAGAATGATTATGAGAATAGAAAATGATTTGTCTATTGAAGATATCGGACGTATTTCCAGAGAAAATTTTCCTGTTGAAAAAGGAACAAACATTCATGAAGGATTTAGCATTGTGGAAAATCCCACAACTGTTCAAAGCATTCATGTACTTAAAAGATTAGTCAGAGTACGAAAACTAAACATCCGAACAATAGCTGCGATATCCAGGCTACATTCTGAATTGTTAGTGGTGAGAAACAATCCACAAACACACCATATTTTGGTCAGTGAAGATTTTGAGACAAATGAACATTGGCCAAACATAGTGTTCCATAATATTCATGATATGATAAAGGAAAATCGTTTTGAAACAGAAGAATACATGGGAATGTTAGGAACAATATCAGAATGGGACACTTTTTATGTAACTAACATGAAAAATTTGTTCGATAGAGGACCGTTTGACATAAGATATAGATTCATCCATGATGTTTCGGGATGGAACACATCAAATGTTGTTAACATGAGTGGAATGTTTCGTCGGTCAGGTTTTAATGGAGATATTTCCGGATGGAACACTTCAAGTGTTAATGATATGAGTTTCATGTTTGAGGAAACACCATTCAACAGAAATATTTCTGGATGGGACACTTCAAAAGTTAATGATATGAGTTTCATGTTTCATCGGACACATTTCGATGGAGACATTTCCGGATGGAACACTTCAAGTGTTGTTACCATGGCTGGAATGTTTTGTAGAACACCATTCAACAGAGATATTTCACGGTGGGACACATCAAATATTGCCGACATGAGTTTAATGTTTGGTTTTTCAAAATTCGACTCGGTCATTTCAGAGTGGGACACTTCAAAAGTTGTTAACATGAGTTACATGTTCAAAAAATCTTTGTTCAATAGAAATATTTCCGGATGGGACACATCAAGCGTCACTAACACAAAAGAAATGTTCCAAGAGTCAATGTTTGATGGAAATATTTCAGGGTGGGACACCTCTAAAGTTGTTAACATGAGTTGTATGTTCAAAAAATCTTTGTTCAATAGAAATATTTCCGGATGGGACACTTCAAAAGTTACTGATATGAGTGAAATGTTCACTAATTCACTATTTAACAAAGATATTTCAAGGTGGGACACTTCAAAGGTCGTTGATATGAGAGAATTATTCGCCCATTCACTATTCAATGGAGATATTTCAGAGTGGGACACTTCTAAAGTCACCGACATGAGTATTATGTTTTTAGACTCAAAATTTAATAGAGATATTTCAAAATGGGACACATCCAATGTTGTTGACATGACAGGAACATTCAGAGAATCAATTTTCAACCAAGATATATCTCAATGGGATGTTTTTAGAGTAACTTGTATGGAAAGTATGTTCCAAGGGTCAAAATTTAATGGAGATATATCAAAATGGGACACAATGAATGTTGAAGACATGAGCGATATGTTTGCTCATTCAGAATTCAACGGAGATATATCAAAATGGAACACAGGAAAAGTCCAATGTATGGCATACATGTTTGATGGGTCCAAATTTAAAGGAGATATCAGTCTATGGGAGTTTCCTGAACACGAGTAATTACTGACCATGCGTGTGATAGTAGTGATATTTGTTATCCTTAGGTTCTCTGTTCACCACCGTCTTGTGAATGACAATGTTTAATCAATTTTCTATTTATAAAAATCAATGGGTGTGTGATTTGTGTTACAAACCATATAATTTCTCTGACATTTGAAATTTAATGATAAATCTTCTCTTTTAGGAAATTTTTTATAGAGTTTATTATTTTTTTTAGCTTCTTTTTTGATATCAAAATAATTTAGGGGTTTTAGTTCAGTGATAACCCCTTTATCCAAATAATTATTTTCAAAACATTTTATGGGTTTAATTTTTGATTTTTTTTTAATTTTTCTCATAGATTTTACATCAGGAATTTTTAAATCACACAAAGCTGTGTCTAATGAAGTTAGTTCAGTTGATATTTCTTCTTGATTAGCTCCCAAATATGGAAAATAAGTATTTTTTTTTTTTTTATATTTTATAAATAAATTAGCATATTCTTCAAGATATTTATCTTTTGGAATATCATAGTGATAGGGATCCAATATTTTTCTAATTTCATTTCTGATTTTTCTATCTTTTTTATTTTCATTTCTTCCATTTTTCTCCATATTTTTTAAAAGAATGGAGTTTTTCAAAGCTTTGTGATATTGTTTACCAGAAATTTTTTGAAATTTAATTTTTTTCTCATTTTGAATTAATTCATAATTTCCATATTTATTTCTGAATTTATCTATTTTGTAAGTTTCAGATTTCGAAAATAAATATATAAAAATCGAAACAAACACAATAAAAACAATTGAAAATTTGATTTTTATCATATATAAATCATTTAAAAAATATTCAGAATATTTTTATCAATGTTTAAACGAATTTTGATGTGCCAACCCAAATATTTCAATGTTATTCATCATAAATTAAATTTTCACATGAAAATGAAAAGAAAAATTAATTATGAACTAGCACAAGAACAATGGTTTAATCTAACAAAAATTTTTGATTATTTAGGAGTTGAGATTCAGCTCAAGTCACCAGAAAATGATCTTGTGGATATGACATTTGCGGCAAATTCTGCTTTGATCTATAAAAATAAAGCCATTATTTCTAAATTTACAGCTATTCCTAGAATTCCAGAAACTAATATTTATAAATATTATTTTGAAAAAAAAGGATTTGAAACATTTAAAATGGATAAATATTTTGAAGGAGCCGGTGATGGTTTATTTTCTCATGAAAATAAAAATTTATGGTTGGGCCATGGTTTTAGATCTGTCAAATCATCTTCAAATGAAATTAAAGATTATTTGGATGATAAGAATTTGAATATTCATTCATTAGAACTTATATCTCCCAAATGGTATCATTTGGATACTTGTTTTTGTCCTATTAAAGATGATTATGTAATTTTATATGACAAAGCTTTTGACAAAAAAAGCTTGTACAAAATTTATGATATTTTTGGAGAAGATAAATGTATAAAGACTTCTTATGAAGATGCCTTAAATTTTGCTTGTAACTCAGTTTGTGTTCCATCATCTAAAAATATTTCTACAAGAGCCACAATTGTTGGGAATAGTTTTTCAGGAAATTTAATACAAGAATTATCATTATTAAATTTTAGTGTGATTGAAAATTCCATGAGCGAATTTTTATTAAGCGGAGGTTCTACCAAATGTTTGGTTTTGGATTTACAAGACAAAAACATAACTCCTTCATAAGTTAATTTTCAAAACGATGGAAAAACAAATTTATTGAGAAATAATAAATCGATCGTTTGATTTTTCTAGATCTCAAAAAATATTGAAAATCTCAAAAATCATAGTCATTATTTTTTTTAAATTTTTTAATTTTTTTAATTTTAGTAAACAAACTTAAAAGAAATTATTTTTACTTAAAATTTGAATTTGTGATCATAACAATTTTATTTTTAAATGTCAAAAATTAATTTGAAAAAAGATACTTGGGTTGTGATCAAAAAATATTTTGATTCTGATGTGTTAATCAATCATCAATTATCTTCATTCAATTTCTTTATTAGAAATATTGTTCCAAAAGTGGTAAAACAATATAATCCTATTCCATTCACTTTTATTCCAAATCCAGATGATCCATATGAATATTCACTAAATGTTAATTTTGATAATAGTCATTTAGGAAAAGCAACAATATATGAAAATAATGGTAGCGTGAAATTAATGAGACCTAACGATGCCAGATTAAGAAATTTTACATATTCATCACCTTTATTTGTAGATGTGATAGTAACCACAATTAAAAAAAACAAAAAGACTGGTGAAATAACAAAAAATATTGAAGTTATTTCCAAAGTTTCTTTTGGAAAAATTCCAATCATGCTTAAATCAGATTGTTGTGTTCTCAAAGACAAAACATTGAAAGATCCGAATGAGTGTATTTATGATTCTGGTGGTTATTTTATAGTTAATGGAAATGAAAAAGTAATAGTTTCCCAAGAAAGAACTTGTGAAAATAAAGTTCATGTGTTCAAAAATACTCGTCAAAATAAATATGATACTATTGCTGAAATTAAATCAACCCCACAAAATAGATTTGGTATTGTAAGAGGTGTTCAAATAAAAATCACTTCAAAATCTGGATTGAAAAATAGTTTGATTAAAGCAAATATACCTCATGTTAAACATGACATACCTATATTTATTTTGTTTAGAGCATTAGGAATAGAATCAGATAAAGATATTATTGAACATATTTTTCTAAATTTAGATAAAACAATTATTAGTAAAGCTCTTCCTCTCATTAAAGATTCTCTGGAAGAGGCATCAATCATTCAAAATAAACAAATGGCTTTAGAATATTTAATTAAATATATTAATATTTCATATTTAAATGAAAATATCACCAAAGAAAAAAAAATAAAACATTTGAATGATATTTTAAAAAAAGAATATTTACCACATGTCAATTGTGAAAAAAATAATAATTTTCTACTAATAAAAAAAAAAGCAATTTTTACAAGTTACATGGTACAAAAACTTTTATTGACTTTTTTAAAACAAAGAAACTATGATGATAGAGATTCGTGTATTAATAAGAGAATCGATACTCCTGGAATACTTCTTGGAAATCTATTCAAAATGCTTTTCAATAAAATAGTAAAAGACATAAGAGGAACAAGAGGTATAATTAATAAAGAATTTAACAATGGTTCTTGGAAAGCTACAAATAATTTTTCAAAAATCATTACAAAAACCAATATTTATAAAATAATTAAATCCAGCATTATTGAGACTGGAATGAAATATGCCTTAGCTACAGGCAATTGGGGGGCACAAAAAATAAGTAAGAAACAAGGTATAGCACAAGTCTTGAGCAGATTGAGTTATAATAGTACTATGTCTCATTTGAGAAGAGTCAATACTCCAATCGAAAAAACTGGAAAATTGATTGCTCCAAGGAAATTACATCCTACTCAAATTTTTACGATGTGTCCTGCTGAAACACCAGAAGGAGCATCTGTTGGTGTAGTAAAAAATCTGGCATTATCTGTAAAAATAACCAATTCATATCAAACAAAACCTATCAAAAAAATTATGATTAATTTTGGATTAAAAAAAATAGAAGATGTGGAAATTACAAAATATGCCACACAATTTTCAAAAGTGTTTATTAATGGTGATTGGTATGGAATTATAGAAAATCCAAATAAAATTATCACAAAATTAAAACTTTATAGGAAAAATGGAATCATTCATCCATACATTTCCATAAGTTGGAACATACATGAAAATTCAATAAATATCAACACAGATTCAGGAAGATGTGTAAGACCACTTTATATAGTTAAAAATAATAAATTGGTAATAACAAAAAAAATCATTAAAAAAATACAAGATAAAAAAATAAAATGGAATCATCTCATTAAAGGTGATATCGATGAAAAACACAAAACAGATTCAGTAATTGAAATGTTAGATATTGAAGAAACCAATACTTGTTTGATAGCAATTGATCAAAACAAATTAAAAAACAATAATAAAAAAAATGTATATTTTAAATATACACATTGTGAAATTCATCCATCTTTAATGTTGGGTGTATTAGCATCAGCAATTCCTTTCTCCGACCATAATCAGTCACCCAGAAACACATATCAATGTTTAAAATCAGATGAAAAAATTTTGATGGAAACAGGAGGGTACACAATGATCAAAGATATCAAAATCGGAGACGAAATCGTAACTTTTGATCCTAAAACTTTACAACATTCGACTACTAAAGTTATCTATCAACATGTTAGTAAGACAAATAAAAAAATTTTCAAGATCAAAACGGTTTCTGGAAGAACAATCACAGCAACCGAAGATCATAAATTTATGACAGATGAAGGATGGAGAGAAATAAAAAATTTTGGAAAAAACACTAAATTGGGAATATTTCTTCACCCTAAAAACATTTCAAGTGAAATTAATAAATTTTTAATATTGGATAACAATGTTTTAGATGGAAACCTGAAATACAAGAATATTTTAGACAAGAGATTTGGAAAATTATTACCATTGTATAGTACTTCTTCAAAACTTCCTATTATTTCCAGATTACTTGGTAACATGTTAGGACAAGGATTTTTCAATGAAAATGCCAGAGAAAATATTCCAAATAATTATTGGATTGTTTGGGAAGATTATTTAGAATTCATGAAACTGTTGAATAATAAAATTGT